GGAACAAACTTAAGGAGATACAAACTCTGGTATGCGTTCCCAGTAAGTGTTTCTCAAATTGACCTTGCTTATGATAGCAACGATCAGATTGAGGAATTCTCAGTTGAGTTCCAATATTCATATTGGACAGTAGACGCTAACGATGCAAAGAACTCTGACGCTATAGCATAATAGACTTTTTTCTATCGTATAAATACTTGCGGTAGTTAAAATATTATTGTTATGAGTCAGTTATTTGGCTTTCAAATTAATAGGAAGCAGGAACGGAAGGGACAATCCCCCGTTCCTCCTTCTGCTGACGAACCCGTTGCAGTAGCTGCAGGGGGTTATTTTGGTACTTATGTCGATATGGACAATAGTGCCAGAGATGAATTCGAACTCATTCGACGTTATCGAGACATGGCACTCCATCCAGAAGTGGATAGTGCTGTTGACGAAATCGTGAATGAGTTTGTTGTTAATGACACTAACGATAGTTGTGTCGAAATCAATCTGGATAATCTTGATGTTGGTAAAGGAGTCAAGAATAAAATCCGTGATGAATTTGATTATGTAAAACGCTTACTAAATTTTGAAAAGAGATCTCATGAGATCATTCGAAATTGGTATGTAGATGGTAAACTAATCTACCACAAAGTAATCGACCTTGCTCAACCTAAGAAGGGCATTCTAGAACTACGTTACATTGATCCTCTTAAGATCAAAAAGGTCAGACAAAAACTTTCAAGCAACAATAGACAACTAACCCCAGACGAGAAGCAATCGGCTAAGGCATATGAGTGGGGTGAGTTTGTAGACTATTGGTTATACAATCCTAAAGGATATCTCAGAGGTGGTGCATTAGGTCCAGTTGGAGACATGTCCAACAATCAAGGTGTCAAGATGGCGGTAGACTCCATCACTTTTGTTAATTCTGGACTACAAGATTTAAACAAAAGACTTGTACTAAGTTTTTTACATAAAGCAATCAAATCCTTAAACCAATTAAGGATGATCGAAGATGCTTTGGTTATCTACAGATTATCAAGAGCACCTGAAAGAAGAATCTTTTATATTGATGTAGGTAATCTTCCAAAGGTTAAAGCGGAGCAATACCTACGTGATGTGATGTCTCGTTACAGGAATAAACTAGTCTATGATGCAAAGACTGGTGAGATTCGTGATGACAAAAAGCACATGAGTATGCTTGAGGATTTCTGGTTACCTCGTAGAGAGGGTGGTCGTGGAACTGAGATCACCACCCTACCTGGTGGACAGAATCTAGGAGAACTCAAGGATGTTGAGTATTTTAGGAAGAAACTTTATAACAGTCTCAATCTTCCTCCTTCCCGTCTCACAGATGATAACAAGGGATTCAATCTCGGTAAAACCACTGAAGTCCTTAGAGACGAACTTAAGTTCACCAAGTTCATTGGACGTTTACGTAAAAGATTTGGAGAACTATTCCACGATATTCTCAAGACGCAACTGATTCTCAAGGGAGTAATCACTCCTGAAGATTGGGATGATATGCAAGAGCATATCCAGTTTGACTATCTGTTTGATAATCATTTCAATGAGTTGAAAGAACTTGAAATGGTTACTCAGAGAATGGCAATGGTCACACAGATGGATCCATTCGTAGGTAAGTATTTCTCAATCGAACATATCCGTAGAGAAATTCTACAACAGCAAGAGAAGGAATACAAAGAACTTGATAAACAAATGAAGGCAGAGATCGCAGCAGGTCTTTCTATAGATCCAGTCGATGTCACTACATTGGATACAATGGAGCGTCAGAACATTGCTTATCAACCTGAAATAGATGCACAGCAACAGCAAGATCAAGCACAATTAGATCAAGCAAGAGCAGACGATGATCACAAGAAAGAACTTCAAAAGATCAAGGCACAACCCAAGCCACAGTTAGCTTCCGCATCTAAACCTAAGAAAACAACTAAATAATAAACACACTATGTAAATATTATGGCAGATCCAGTAACAGATCCAGTGGAGCAACCCCCAGAGGCAGTGTTAGATACTGCTGATTTGATATCGAATAATAAAAGAGCAGAAGCGATTGATGCAATACAAGATTTATTGTACGCACGTGCAAATGATGCTATGGGTTCTTACAAGAAGACTGTAGCAGGTACTTATTTCGATGAACCAAAAGAGGTAGAGGAACCATCTAATGAAACTGATAACGGAAGCAATTGAAACCGTAGAGGTAATTACCGAAGAAAAGAACGGTAAGAAACAGTTATACATAGAGGGCGTTTTTCTTCAGTCTGAACTGAAGAACCGCAACGGTCGTGTATATCCATTTAACGTTCTTGAGAAGGAAGTCAACCGCTACAACGAAGAGTATATTAAAACAAGTCGTGCTCTGGGGGAGCTGGGGCATCCTGATGGGCCTACTGTCAATCTCGACAGAGTATCACACAGAATCACCGAACTGCGAGCCGAAGGCACGAACTTCGTTGGGAAGGCTATGATCTTAGGAACACCTATGGGTCAAATTGCCAGCAACCTTTTAGGTGAAGGAGTTAAACTCGGTGTTTCATCTAGAGGAATGGGTTCCATCGATAAGCGTGAAGATGCAAACTATGTTTGCGACGACTTTATGCTTGCTACAGCAGCAGACATTGTTGCTGATCCCTCCGCACCCGATGCATTTGTTAATGGAATCATGGAAGGCAAAGAGTGGGTCTGGGATAACGGCATTTTGAAAGAACAAAATGTTGCTAAATATAAGAGTTACATTGACGATGCAACACGTCAGAACCTAGAGGAAAGAACACTTAAAGTGTTCGACAACTTCCTACAAGGCTTGTAATTAATAAATAAACATAGATAATTCATCAATTTACGGGAAGACTTAAAATGTCAGACATGTTAAACGAAAAGTTTGAGGAATTCGCATCTGAGCAGAAGGATGTTCTCAAAGAATACCAAGATCCTATGCCCACAGTTACCGCAACTGTGATACCTGGCTCAGGTTCCGATCCAACTCAAGTTTCGGGTGATCCCCAACAAAAGAGTAGCGGAAAAGATGAACCATCAGGTTCAGATCCTAAAGTTCCAGAGGCTGTTGCTAATGGACAATCTAGGAATGACCTAGGTGGAAGTTCATCACCTCCTCTACATGCTAAGAAGGAAAAAGGTGAAGAGAATCCTGGTGCTAAGGCAGCTGCTCCTGTGTCACAAGACACAAGTGCTGCATCTCCATCTGGTAAAGGTGGTGACGAAGCTGGTGCTAACTCACTCGGTGCTGAAATTACTCATGGAACTTCTAAAGGTCCAGACGTACAGTACCCAATCAAACCATCGTTTGAAGAAGTTGAATTATCTGACGACGTAAAAGCCCTCCTTGAGGGAACAGAACTCTCTGAAGAGTTTGCCGAGAAAGCAAAGACTATCTTTGAAGCGGCTGTTAAAGCAAAACTTTCAGAAGAGTACGACAAGCTTGTAGAACACTTTGCCAAAGAGCATGAGACAAAGCTCGCTGCTGCTAAAGCAGAACTTAACGAAGAAGTTAATGGCACAGTCAACTACGCCGTGAATCAGTGGATCGAAGAAAATCAGATCGCCATTGATCGTGGAATCAGAAATGAGATTACAGAAGACTTTATTTCAGGTCTGAAGAATCTCTTTGAAGAGCACTACATCTCTATCCCCGATGACAAAGTGGATGCAGTAGAGAGTATGGCTACATCAATTCGTGAGATGGAAGAAAGACTTGACGAACAGGTCAAGGCTAATGTGAAACTTCAGAATCGTCTTAACGAGTCTGCAAAAACTGTTATTCTGAAACAAGTTTCAGAAGGATTGGCAGACACTCAGAAGGACAAACTATCAGCTCTCGCTGAGGGTGTTGAGTTTAAGTCTGAGGAGGAGTACTCCAAAAAACTCAATACTATTAAAGAGTCATATTTCCCTAAAGAAAAGGCTCAAGTCAGTGAAGTATCTGACGAAACTCCAGTAGAAGCAGAAGACATTTCTCCCTCAATGGGATCTTATGTTGATGCATTGAATCGCTGGAAATGATTAATATTATCAAACACATTTTCTAAAAGAGTATAAACAAATGTTTAACGCACAAGCTCTAACAGAAAAGTGGTCACCTGTTCTAAGTCATGAGGGATCTACCCCCATTAAAGACAATTATAGAAAGGCTGTAACTGCTGTTCTGTTGGAAAACCAAGAAAAATTCCTACGTGAAGAGCGTGGAATGTTGAACGAGGTTGCAGTTAACGCTGCTGGCGCAATCGGTACAAACGCATTGTCTGGTAGTGGTTTAGACACTAAGACTGGTGGACTAGCAGGTTTCGACCCTGTACTCATCAGCTTGATTCGTCGTGCAATGCCAAACCTTGTTGCATACGATATCTGCGGTGTTCAACCAATGAGTGGTCCTACAGGACTTATCTTCGCAATGAAGGCGCATTACGAGAATCGTACTGGCCCCGAAGCACTATTCAACGAGCCAGATTCCAACTTCTCTGCTGGATCTGATGCTACTAAGGGTGCTTACAACCCTGCTAACGATGCTACAGACGGAAGCAACCCTGCGCTTCTGAACGATGCTTCTCCTGGAACTTATGAGCGTGGTGTTAAGCCAATGGCTCGTAACGTTGCTGAAGAATTGGGTGAAACAACTCAGTTCCGTGAGATGGCATTCAGCATTGAGAAGACTGCTGTGACTGCACAGTCCAGAGCCCTCAAAGCAGAGTACACACTAGAACTTGCTCAAGACTTGAAAGCAATTCATGGTCTTGATGCAGAGCAGGAACTTGCTAACATCTTGTCTAGTGAGATCCTCGCTGAAATCAACCGTGAAGTTGTACGTACTGTATACACAATCGCAAAACCTGGTGCTGCTAACAACGTCGCTAACGCTGGTCGCTTTGACCTTGACGTTGACTCAAACGGCAGATGGTCGGTTGAAAAATTCAAGGGACTTATGTTCCAAGTAGAACGAGATGCCAACGCAATCGCACAGGAAACTCGTCGTGGGAAGGGTAACTTCATCGTCACATCTGCTGACGTTGCTAGTGCTCTTGCTATGTCTGGTACTCTAGACTACTCTTCAGGTCTAAGCGGAGCTGGTGGTCCTTCCATCGGTGAAGTTGATGATACTGGAAACCTCCTTGTAGGTACAATGAACGGACGTATTAAGGTATACGTTGATCCTTATTCTGCAAACATTGCTGACAAGCATTACTACGTTGTAGGATACAAAGGAACTTCTCCTTATGACGCTGGTCTGTTCTACTGTCCTTATGTTCCTCTCCAAATGGTAAGAAGCATAGGTCCAGACACCTTCCAGCCCAAGATTGGATTTAAGACTCGCTACGGCATGGTCGCTAACCCATTCGTTACACAGGCTAACGGTACTCCTGATGCTGAAACACTTACTGCTAACAGGAACCAGTACTATCGTCGTGTTCAAGTTGAGAACCTAATGTAAATCTCAGTTTGAGAATAAACACAAGGGGAGCCGAAAGGTTCCCCTTTTTTATGATACATACTATAATATAAGATGCCAGTCTGAAAACTGGCATACTCGATGACGCAAAAACATTATGAATGGTAGACTATCTAAAGTTGATATGACATCACGACTTTTGAAAATCAAGAAGGGTATTGCCGACAAACACTGGTATCCCGATTGGGATGACAAAGAAAGGTGGGCTGCTCAACAAGCTCTAAACAACGCACTGGACATTCTCGATGAGTATCATTACTAAACCTAACGCTAGAGATCAGTTTATTGAGGAGGGTACTGTACTAACAGAAAACCAACTCAACCTACGAGCATTTTTGCTTGGTTCGTTTTGGCGTAACGACATCCCTATTACAGAAAGATCTTATAGGTTCTGTGATAACTGGATTAAGAATGAAGATGCAGATATAGCATCTAAAGAAAATGCAGATACATTATTGAAAGAGGCATATGAGACTTTTAAGTAGCTACTTTAGCGAAGACGACGTTAGACATGCTAAGGTCTTCTGGATAGAAGACTTCGATCAAAGACCATACCAGTGCAGAGTTTTTACTACTAATGGCAATGGTACTAGTTCAAAAGACTTTATACATACATTAGAGGCAGAAGACTTTGCCGAGAACTGGGTACTGAATAAGTGAATCCAATTTACAAAGTATTAATGGGAGTTGGTATACCAGGAACTGTTGCTTCCGTGGTAGTAATTTTCAATGCTTTGAAGAAGAAACCAACTAAAGTCACCTTTAAGGATGATGACGATGACGACTTTGGTGGGCCTGGAGAAGGTCCATATTGGTGGTACACTAAATAGTAAGTAGCTTGGGAAGTTGATGTGGCTGCTGAATGGTATAAAGAACAACCTGTAAATAGGAACTATCTATCTCCAGTAGGGTTTCAGTTTGATCTGGAACTTTTTGCGGGGGTAGATTTTTTCTGTCAGTCAGTAAATCTTCCTGACATTACAATGACTGTTGCTGAGATTCCTAATAAGTTTCGATCCATTCCCATTGCTGGTAGTGGTGGTGTACAGTTTGGTGATTTAAACGTTACCTTTCTGATAGATGAAGATCTCAAGAACTACATGTCTATTCAAAATTGGATCAGGGAGTTCGGCCTCACAGAAGGTCATTCATCTGGGTTGGATGCAAAATCAAGGGGAACCTTACAGGTACTTACCTCCTCTTTTAATGGAAATTTCTACGTTAACTTCGAAGAACTTTTTCCAACAGGATTAACAGGTGTTCAATTCGATGCAACTCAAACTGACATTGATTATGTAACCGCAACTGCAACATTCAAGTATACAAGATATAGAGTACAGACAGAAACTGGCACTGATTTATGAATTTTGAAACCCTTCGTAATAAATTTGACAAACTAAAAGCAGAGTGGGCAGAAGATAGTCACGTAGACTTTCAATTTAAAAACAAAGAGTACAGTGCTGATCTAGGTCAGTTGGCTCTTGACATTCCATTTTGCCATAATAAATACTTAAACCACTATACAGATATCTCACAATTAAAAACCTCATTAGAGTTTAAACTCAGAAAACTGGTCAAAGAGAAGCGTGAGTATTATGGAGGTGAAGCTGACGCTAAAACTTATGCTGAGAAACCTTTTGGTAATAGCATAAAGACGACAGAGAAGATGAAGGTTTATCTAGAGTCTGATGATGAAATCATCAACCTAGAGTCCAAGCTTAAGTTCTTAGATTCAATGATTTATTGGTTGGATCAAGTCATGAAGCAGATTTCCAATAGAGGATTTCAAATTAAAAGTGCTATCGAGTGGGAGAAATTTATTAATGGACAGTAATGACACACCTCTCAGTAAAGAAGAAGAATGAAGTCTATGTTACCATAGAATCTCCAGAGCAACATGTCCATCACGAGTTAGCAGACTACTTTACATTTGAAGTACCTGAAGCAAAATATTTAAAAAAGAATCCCAGATATAGACACTGGGATGGAACCATTAGGTTATACTCACCTGCTACTGGTGATCTATATGCTGGATTGTTCACGCATCTAAAAGGCTTTGCCTATGATCGTGACTATACTATGGAATTAAAAAAGGATGACTGGTATGGTCATCCTACTGAAGTAAATGATTTTGTATCACCTGCTGGTATTAAAGTCTTTATGGATAAGATCACTCATGTGAAACCTAGAGACTATCAATACGCAGCAGTTTATTCTGCAATAAAAAATAATCGTAAGTTGTTACTCTCTCCTACTGGATCGGGGAAGTCCCTTATGATCTATGCCCTCGTCAGATACTATTGCGCCACCAGCAAGAAAACGTTGATCATTGTTCCCACTACTAGTCTCGTCGAACAGATGGTCAATGACTTCTGTGACTATGGTTGGGATGCGGAGGAATACGTTCATAAGATATATGGGGGTAAGGATAAAGTAACTAATAAACCTGTCATTATATCTACGTGGCAATCGATTTACAAATTTCCGAAAAGATATTTTGACGATATAGATTGTGTCATTGGTGATGAAGCACATCTATTCAAAAGTAAATCCCTTACTGGTATTATGACTAAGTTGCATAATGCCAAGTACAGGTTTGGTTTCACTGGTACTCTCAATGGAACCAAGACTCACAAGTGGGTACTTGAGGGTCTCTTTGGTTCATGTGATCAAGTAACACAAACGGATGCTCTTATCAAACGAGGTTACCTGTCTAATTTTAGGATCAAAGTACTGCTGTGTAAACACCCTGCACAACACTTTGAAACATATCATGATGAGATGGAGTACCTCGTTGGTCATCAGGGTAGGAATAATCTGATTAAAAATTTAGTTAAAGACTTGGATGGCAACACCCTTGTCCTCTTTAATTATATCGAGAAGCACGGTGAACCGTTGTTTGAAATCATAAATAATTCTGTAGATCATGATCGGAAGACATTTTTCGTTCATGGTGGCACGGAAGTTCAAGACCGTGAAGAAGTTAGATTAATTACGGAGCAAGAAAATGATGCGATTATTGTTGCCAGTTATGGCACTTTCAGTACTGGGATTAACATTAAGCGGTTGCACAACATCGTCTTCGCCAGTCCCTCCAAGTCCAGAATTAGAAATCTCCAATCCATTGGCAGAGTCCTCAGAAAAGGACGGATGAAGGAGATGGCAACTCTCTATGACATTGCCGATGACATCGGCGGTCAGAATTATACACTTCGCCATTTAAACGAGAGAGTAACCATATACAACGAGGAGAATTTTAAGTATGAAGTTATCAAGGTAAACCTTACAGCAAGTTAAGAATATGATGGAAGATGAATTCTATGCTACAATAAAGTTGACAACTGGAGAAGAGATTGTTTCTAAAGTCTCTTACATGCCAGATGATGACAGTCTTGTGCTAGATAATCCTCTGGAAGTTGTACCTGTACAGCAGCAGCGGTCCCCAGAAATACAAGTTAATGGGTTCGCTCTCCAGGAATGGATTAAGTCAACCTTTGATCAAATGTTTGTACTACCTCGTAAGCATGTACTTACTATGACTGAGACAGACAAAAAAATAGAGGTCTTCTATTTGAAGACACTCAAGAAAATGCATATGGGTCTAGACAACAATAAGTTTACCAGACAGATGGGACGTTTAGGATCCGTTGGAGAGACCAAAAAGTATCTAGAGAAAATATATAAGCTACCATCCCCTTGAACCCTTGACAGAGTTAGTCTACAGGTAAAGCGTCACCTTGTCAACCCCCCTTATTGACAACCTTACGATTCGGTGGTATACTTGATAGGAGTAGCAAGCATAATATTGTGGCAGCAAGGACAATGGTAAAAAAGAAAACGGAGTACTACGTTAATAATAAGGAATTCTTAGAAGCGATTACTATCTATCGTAACTCCGTAATTGCCGCCAAAGAATCGGGCGAGACCCGACCTCGTGTGCCGAATTATATTGGTGACTGTTTTCTGAAGATAGCTACACATCTATCATACAAACCAAATTTTGTCAACTACATGTTCCGAGAGGACATGATTTGTGATGGGATAGAGAACTGCTTACAATACATAGATAACTTCGATCCAGAAAAATCCAAGAACCCTTTTGCCTACTTCACTCAGATTATCTATTATGCTTTTCTTCGTCGTATACAAAAAGAGAAAAAGCAACTTGAGATCAAAAATAAAATTTTAGAAAGGTCAGGATATGATGAAGTTATGCA